AAAACAATACCTCCAAAAAAAGGACCTGCACCACAAGGGTTGCAAATAAATTCCAATAAGATACAAATAGTTAAGACAATCAAAAAAGGAACTTAACTATGAAACAAACTTATTTCAATATACCTGGATGGTTTAATTATTCAGAGTCTTACGATGTAATTGTTGATAATGTATCTGAAGATGGAGTCATTGTAGAGATCGGATCTTTCTTAGGTAGATCTACTCATTACTTAGCAACCTCATTAATGAATGCTAATAAAGAACAAGTAAAAATATATTCTATTGACACATTTAAAGGTTCATCAGAACATTCAACATTAAAACTACCTGAAGATTTTTATCATATATACAGAGAAAATTTAAAATTTTTTATTGGTAGAGAAATGGTAATACCAGTACAAGGAAGATCGGATGACCCTGCTATATTAGCTAAGTTTGAAGATGAGTCTATTGATTACATGATGGTTGACGGTGCACATGAATATGAGCCTGTCCTATCAGACATACAAAAATGGTGGCCAAAGATGAAACACGATGGTGTAATGCTAGGTGACGATTTTACACTAGAGTCTGTAAGCGAAGCTGTAAAAAAATCTTTACCCATAGTCAAAGCTCCGTCTTATGGTGTCAATCAAAGCATGGAACAAACATGGTATGCTAGCAAATCGGGTAATCATACACATTTCGAGAAACGAGTACCTGGAACTAACTGCTTAGTATGAGCACAAGAGTAATTTACGAATTTCAAAAACAACTTAAGATTAATCGAGAGCAACTTCACGATCATTTGACACAAGGGGTTGAAACTTACGAAGAATATAAGTATATTCAAGGAAAGATACATATGCTTGACATATGCCAACAGGAGCTTTCTCGCCTGCTGGACGATGAGGAGAAAATTGATGACTAAAACACTTACTGTGCCTGAACACGTTATGAAAAAGTATAACAACCCTAATGAGGGTGTACAGGCAGGCCGTACCGAATTAGAAAAATTACCTAAACCAGTCGGCTGGAGAATATTGGTATTACCTTTTAAGCCAAACAAAAAATCAAAAGGCGGTGTTATTCTCACTGATAAAACACTTGAAGATTCTCAACTTACCGCGTCGGTAGCTCTTGTATTAGATACAGGTGACGATGCATATAAAGATAAAGAAAAGTTTCCTGGTGGTCCTTGGTGTAAACAAGGCGATTGGGTTGTGTTTGGCAGATACGCAGGATCAAGACTTAAAATTGAAGGAGGAGAAGTTAGGTTGCTCAACGACGATGAAATACTTGGAACAGTTGAAACACCTGAAGATATATTAACAATTATATAACATGGGAGGTTAACCATGCAAACAGAACTTAAAACTGCAAAAGATGAAAAACTCGTAGATCTTGATGTATCAGGTGATGGAGCAGAAATCGAGCTAGAAGATAAGTCACACGGCGCAGTGGCACCTGAAAAATATGAAGAAGTAAAAACAGAAGAAAAAGATCCACTACAACCAAAAGTTGAAACACAAGATGATCAGTCTGAAGAGATGGATCAGTATTCAGACAAAGTAAAAAAAAGAATAGATAAACTTACATTTAAGGTTAGAGAAGCTGAAAGAGAAAGAGAAGCTGCTTTAGTATTTGCTCAGAATGTTCAAAAAGAATTATCTGACGCAAAGAGCAAAGCTTATGACATAGATAAAGGTTACATGTCAGAAAGCGAAGTTAGAAATAAAATGGCAGCGGATCTTGCAAGACAAACTCTTATTGCTGCAAGAGAAGCTGGTGATTATTCTAAAGAAGAAGAGGCAAGACAAGCTTTAACTAAATTAGATTTAGAGTCAGAACGTATTAGAGTAACAAAAGCAAAAAAGGAGCAAGAGTATGAAACTTTCCAAAAAGAGTTGGAAAAAGAACAGCAAGTCAATCCACAACCCACTAATCAAAGAAGCCAACCCTCTGAAAAAGCTTTGGCATGGGCTGAAAAAAATACTTGGTTTAGATCAGATCAAGATATGACTGATTATGCTCAAAGAATACACAGAGGTTTAGTAGCAGAAGGATTTGACACGGAATCAGATGATTACTATAATGAGTTAACTAATAGAGTTAAAAACAAGTTTCCTGAGTCTTTTGAAGGCTCGGATCAGACAACTAGAAGCGCTAAGATCGCCCAGCCAGTCGCTTCTGCAACAAGGTCTGCAACCACAGGGCGCAAATCTGTTAGGTTGACACCTAGTCAGGTAAAAATAGCAAACAAGCTTGGAGTTCCTCTAAGTGAGTATGCTAAGTACGTTTAGGAGGTACACATGACAGATATAAAAACACCAAGAAGTGCACAAACAAGGGCTAAAGAGGAAAGAAGAAAACCTTGGCAGCCACCGTCTCAGTTAGACGCACCACCATGTCCTGATGGATATAAGCAACGATGGTTACGACACAGGGTCAATGGCATGGATGATACTAAAAACATCAACGCCAGACTCAGAGAAGGTTGGGAGTTAGTGAGATCAGATTCACATACCGAAGGCCAATACTCTGCATATAACGGTAGCATCAAAGCTTATGAGGGTGTCATCAGTGTTGGTGACTTGCTATTGGCAAGAATGCCAGAGGAAACTGTTAATGAGCGTAATTCTCATTACAAGCAGAAGATTGATCAACAAACTGAAGCTTGGGAATCAGATCCTCTCAGAGAACAACATCCCAGTATGCCTATGAATAACGATAGGCAAAGTCGTGTATCTTTTGGTGGTGGCAATAAGAAACCATCCTAAGATACTTAATAATAAAGGAGATGAACTATGGCAAATCAACAAGGAAACTTTGGATTTCGTCCCGTTCAAATGCTAGGTGCAGCTTATAATGGTCAAGGCCAACAAGAGGTATCAATTGCAAGTAACGAGACAAATTCAATATTTCAAGGTGATCCAGTTGTATTAAATGCAAATGGATCGATTTCACGTGGTGGATCTACCGGTGCTGAACTTTTAGGTATTTTTAAACCAACTTTTTCTAATCACTACCCGGGCGGCATTGTAGCAAGTGATATCGTTGCTAACGTAATCACAGATCCAGATGTCATTTTCGAAGTCAAAGTAGACGACGCAAATGGTGGAATAGCTCAGGTTGGTTCAACAGCTAACATCGCAACATATAGTGCAGGAGATACAACTTCAGGTATTTCTAACGTAGCATTAGATGGTGATAGTTTTGCAACCAGCAGTGGCTCAAACTTCGCTGTTTACGCACTGACAACAGATGTGGAAAACAACGACTATACTGTAGCTAACGCTAACATTTTAGTTAGAATTAATAAGCACCAGTATAGAGATACTACAGGTATATAGGAGGTTAAACTATGGCTATATCTAGAAGTCAACTCGTTAAAGAGTTAGAGCCAGGTTTGAACGCTCTGTTCGGCTTGGAGTACGGGCGCTACGACGCTCAACACGCAGAAATCTTTGAAACAGAAACTTCCGATCGTGCATTCGAAGAAGAAGTAATGTTATCAGGTTTCGGTAACGCAAGAACGAAGAGTGAGGGTGGATCAATTATCTATGATAATGCAGTTGAAACTTTCACAGCACGTTACACACATGAAACAATTGCACTTGGTTTTGCAATCACTGAAGAAGCTGTTGAAGATAATCTTTACGACAGAATCTCAGCAAGATACACAAGAGCACTTGCACGTTCCATGGCAAACACAAAACAGGTGAAAGCTGCAAACGTTTTAAATAACGGTTTTGACAACAACTTCCCTGGTGGTGACGGTGTTGCTCTTCTTTCTGACGCTCACCCGCTTGTTTCAGGTGTATTGAAAAATGAACTTGCAGTAGCGGCTGATCTTAACGAAGCATCTCTTGAGCAATCATTAATTGATATTGCTGCATTTACAGACGAGAGAGGTTTACTAATATCTACACAGGGTAGAAAACTTATTGTTCCTTCTGAGTTACAATTTGTTGCCGACAGAATAACTGAGTCTGCTTTCAGACCAAGCACTGCCGACAATGATATTAACGCAATGAGAAACATGGGTATGATTCCTGAGGGATACACAGTAAACAACTACTTAGTAGACCCAGATGCTTTCTTCATCAAAACTGACATCCCTAATGGATTTAAGTTGTTCCAAAGAAGTCCTATTAGAACTTCAATGGAAGGTGATTTTGATACTGGTAACGTAAGATACAAAGCTAGAGAGAGATACTCATTTGGTTT